AGCACCTCACAGTCGAGAACGAGCACGCCCGAGTGCTCGTCGTCGACGCGGGTCGTCCGATACCGCGTGCCGGAGTCCTCGTCGACGATCTCGGTCGCCCGCTCGTCCGCGCCGTCGCCGGCGGTGAACGCATCCGCGCCGCCCGAGTGCTCGGTCGGATCGACCGTGATCGCCGCGTCGCCGGTGATTTCCCGGCCGCCCGCACCACGGATCACCGACGGACTCGTCGAGGTTTCGACGCGGATCGTCACTGTCTCGCTGTCCTCGATCCAGCCGTCGTCGCCACCGCCGGTATCGTCGTACCAGCTCCCATCGCCCGAGTCGTCGGGCGTGTAGGAGTAGACCGTCCCCGGCCAGCCCGCTTGCTGGTGGAGGTCTCTCACAGGCCCTTGGATCGCGTCGAAGGGGTTGGACATCGCTGAGACTTAGAGAGGCTCCGCAGCCCAACTGCTACGAAGGGTGCCCGTTAAAACGGGCGCTCTCGATTTGGTTTCGCGCTCCCACTGCAACGCCACTAATCTGACCCACTCGTCCAGGTCGTCGGCCTGCGTGGCGAGTTGGGCCATCTTGGCTTCCGTGGCGTCCGCTCCGGGGCGGAAGTGGGGCGTGCCGCTCTGATAGGCCGTTCCAAATTCTTGAAACGGCGCGTATTCAACGTTCGTCGCCATCCGGTAGCCGTTCGATGAGCCGAAGAACGTATCCGCCATCTCGCCGAAGCCGTCGAGCATCGCACCGGCTCCGATGAGCGACATCCCCGCCATCACTTGATCCCCCTCACGTCGGGGACACTGAGTGACGCGCTCGGCTTTTCGGTTTGAGCGAGCCTCCCGGTCGGGTCCATCTGCTTTGCCCGTTGGAACATCGACAGTGCGTCGTCGGTGTCAAACGAGATCCGAGCCGATCCCTGTGTCACGCTCGACAGGGTCCCGCCACCGTCTTTCGCGTAGGCGGCGGCGATGAGCGCGCCGGTGAGCTCCAGTCGCTCCGTCTCGCCGGAGTCCGCGTATGGCGCGAGCTCCTGGTTGACGATCGCCTCGGCCATTCGCACCTCGGTGCTATAGTCCGTCGACGAATCGCCGTCGAGAATGTCCCGGACGTCGTGTTCGTCGACACTGATGGGCATGGGTATGGGTTACTCCTCGTCGGTGTTGCCGTCCTCGTCGTCTTCGGAGTGTTGCCAGCAGCGGTCGCCGGGTTCGTCCACGCCGCGCGAGCAGTTCTCGTCGGCGCACTCGGGGTCGTCGTCCTCGGCGCGCTCCAGCTCGGGGTGCTCGTCGAACGCCGCCTCGCTAACGGCGAACTCGTCGTCCTCGTAACGGAGAGTACCGTCGTCGTCGAAGACGCCGGCCACGAGCCGGACGGGCACGTCAGTCATGATTAGGCCCCGGTGTATCTGGCGATCCCCAGAATGTCGTCGGGCTGTTCTTTGACCCACGGCACTCGCGAAGCGTACATCTTCGAGCGGCGGCCGAAGCCGCCGTCGACGTCCCACGCCGTGCTCGTCATGGGCTGTGCGACCGGCACCTCGAAGTACCGGCTGTCGTTGACCATGTAGACGACGTGGCCGTCGGTCAGGTACGGCGCTTCACGGAGCGTGATGTAGGGATACTTGCGCTCGATCCGGTCCATCAGCGGCTCGTCGGTCGCGCTCGACTGGTAGTCGCCGAGTTGGACCTCCGTGTACTGCGTGGTGTTGAGAAACACCGTGACGCCCGATAATCGGGGCGAGGGATTGTCGCCCTCAGTTCCCTGATCCTCGATCGCCTGTTGAATCTTATCGAGCGTGTCGAGAACGTTCGACGCCGTGCCGAAGTCCCCCGTTGCGGTGCCGGTGAGCACGTTCGAGTTGCCGGTCGTGATCCCCTCGACGCCGAACGCGCCCTCGTCGGTTTCGACGGTGCCGCCCCAGTCATTCCAGAGGATCGTGCTTTCTTGTTCCTCGATCGCCTCGCGGGCGTCGCTCGCCACGCGGGCATCGAGGTCCTCGCCGAACGCCTGGGACTGCTGGTACTCACGGGAGTCGATCTCCCAGTCCGAGTGTGTGATCGGCAGCGCCACGCCGTCGAGCCCGTAGGCCGGGGTGTCCTGCCGGCTGCGCGCACGGGCGTTCATGTTCGTCTCGGCCTCTTGATCGCTGTCCGGCGAGATCGGTTTGATGTGCGCGTATCGCGCGAGCGTCGAGGGCGTCGAGAAGCCGGCGTCGATGAGGAACTGCAGCGTGTGCGGACCGGTCTCGTGATCCATCAACACCTCGTCGCCGTATTCGGCCCACGACTTGACCGGCATCGTGGAGTCGGCGGCGAGCTCTTCCATCTGCGATTCGACCTGCTCGCGCGAGCGAATGCCCGCGGCGAGATCGAACTTCGCCCACTGGACAGGCGAGTAGTTCGACTGTTCGCGCGTCGCTGCGAGCGCCTTCGCCCGCTTTGCGGGGAAGGGGTTGAACAGTGCGGTTTCGTGGAGATCCGACGCCCCGTCGGCGAAGCTCTCCGGGTCTTGAGTAGTTGCGGTAGTCATGTCAGATCACTCCTGCTGTTTGACGGTGATGACGGCATGGTCGCCCGACGCCGCTCCCGAGTTGTCGACCGCTTCGAGAGCTTCGTACTGGGGGTTGCCCTGGTTCTTAGCGAGCGTGCCGTCGCTGTACCAGCCGAGTTCGTCGCCTTCGACTACAGTCGCGTTCGACGCCGTGGCGAGATCCGTCCCTGCGGCGAGTCGGAGCCGGGCTTCTTCGTGCTGGGTGAAGCCACGCGACTCGACGTTATCGCCGGGGTTGTACTCCTGATCGAGCGGGTTACCGGTCGACGATCGTGGCGGGTTGCGCTGCTCGCGGGCGATGAGTGTCGACTCCGCCCCAGCGGTTGAGACGGGCTGGACGCGCGTCTCGCCGCCTTCTTGGATCCGTTCGAGGCCCATGCCCGGTTCGATGCTCGTGCCGTCCGCTGCCGGATATTCGAGGTAATCCCCCTGTCCGAGCAGCTTTGCGAAGACGCTGTTTGCCATGATCACTGCCTCCCTTCGACGCCGGTGCCGTACTTCGACACGGCGTCATCGTCCGTCGAGTGCGATGCCGCTACCGTCTCGGTGTGTCGCCCCGTCGATCCGGGGAGGTGGGCCGCCCCGGTGAGCGACGACGCTTTGTCTTCGAGCGCGTCCAGCGGCCACTCGGCGAGATCCGCTTCGGTCTTGTCCGTCGCGTCGGTGATCGTCGCGACGAGGTCCTCGCGCTCGGACTGTTCGCTGGCCGACGCCACCGCGGCCTCGGCCCGCGCCTCGATGTAATCGTCCATCGAGTCGTGATCGCCGATGTCCACTTCGACGACGTTCTCGGCGTCGTCGCCCGTGCTGTTCTGTTCGGTATCGTCGTCGGGGTCGTCCCCTGCATCGACGAAGTTGCTATGCGTCGTTTCGATCTGCTCGTCGTTCCAGTCTTCGAGGTCGTCCGTATCGAAGGGACTGTGCTCGACGAGCGCGTTGATCTGCTGCTCTCTGTCGGTCATGGTGTTCTTGTCGTCGTAATCGTCGTAGTCGTCGCCCTCACCGCCCGATTCGGCATCTGCGGCGAGAGCCGTCGCGTCGGTGTCCACGTCGCCTGGATCGAAGCCGAGCGCTCGAAGCGTTCCGTTCACGGCACTGCTGATCGGGCCCTGTAGGTCGTCGCTCCCGACCCCATCAGCCGATGCCGCGAGTTCGTCGGCGATGTCGGTTCGATTCGCCCACGCCGCGAGTTCCGCCGAGGCCCCCCAGTTCGCCGTGTTCGAGGGCGAGTCGCCCTTCGAGACGATCGAGAGGTCGCGGAACTGGATGTTTTCGGCGACGTAGGCCCCGGTGTCCGGGTCGCGAGCGCCGAGTTCGAACTTCGGATGGACCGAGACCTCGTAGCTCCCGCTGTGCATCCCGCGGGCGATCTCCGGGTCGTGGACCGACCCCGAGTAGCCCACGCCGCGGCCGTCGAGATAGCCCGCCGCGGCGACCGTGCCCGCCGTCGCGTCGGACGGCGGGGGGTAGACGTAGTCCCCGTCGTCGTCGGTCGGGTGATCCACCGAGAGGGGCTCGTCGGCCTGCGTCGGCGCGGCCGTTTCGAGCTCCTCTTCGGTCATCAGGACGGGCGTGCCGTCGTCCATATAGAGGACGTCGCCCGGCGCGACAGCGATGCCCGAGATGTCCCACGGCCCGTCGTCCGGGTCGAACGGTTCGTCTGCGTCGGCACTCAGCTCGTGCGTGAGTGCCGGGACGGTAATGTCTCTCATAGTTCTCTCATACTCCGATCATGGTTGAAGGGGAATCGCGTCAGCAGGGGACCTCGCCACGACGGGTCATCGGGGTGCTAACGTGTTGCTCAGTCGTGTCGGACGATCCCCCGCGTAGCGAACTCGCCACTCGTCGGCGCGGTCGTCCCCGAAACGGTGGCGTTCACCCGCAGGAGTTCGTGGTGGGCCGTTACCTCGAACTCCGCGACGTCGCCCGCCGCAATGCTCGTCCCCGCCATGAGTTCGGTCGCGTCGGCGAAGCTCGATCCGTCGATGTCGTCTGTCCCGTCGAGCGAGACGTCGACGGCCTGATCGAGGCCGTTGACGAATCGGAGCAGGCGGTCGGTCGCCGCGAACTCGGGGATGCGGCCGGCCCGGTCTTCCGGATCGACAACGTAGCGATGCGTGTCGAGGTCGCGGATGGCATCGCTGACTAGCTCTTGTGCCATTGGTGGGAAGGGATTGGTGGGAGGGTCAGCTCGCTTTCGTCACAGGGGCAAGGGCCCCCACGCAGTTCGGGTGCAGCGGCGGGCCGCCATCCGGCACCTCGCTGAGTTTGTAGGGGTTGCCCCCGACCACGGGGGCGCATATCTCCGGGCACGGCGAGTGGTTGATGACCACCACTTTCTCTACACCGTACTGTTCGTATCGACGTTGAGCAGCGGTGTTGTGGGCGTGCATCGTCTCGGTTCTCGCCAGTCGCTCGGCGTCAGCGATCGACACATCTACCCGCTTGTTCAGCATCTTCGCCGTCTTCTGCGGATTCCAACCCTGTGAAAACCCCTGCGTGAGTTCGCGTCGGAGTTCGGTCCGCATATCCTGGGTGACGGTTTCGAGGTTGTCGAACGTGCGAGTGTAGAGCGCTTCTAGCGTCTCTTGTGGCAGTGGCCGATTGAATATCTGCTCCGCTTGTCCGTCCGGCACGTCGTACCCGGCTTCGCGGAGTTTGCGCGCCGCGAACTCGTTGCCCCTTTCGGTTGCCGACCGAATGTATCGCCCCGTGTAGTGCTCGCCGTTGCGGATCTGCGGACGTTCGATCGGTTCGAGAATGCCGCGTTCGGTCTGGCGGTCGAACCAGTCGAGAAACTCGTCTTTGGCCTGAGCGTCGGTTCGGAAGTCGAAGCCACGCGAGGGCTGGATGTCGTCGGCTCCGCCGGCGAGCGCTTGCGGCCCGGGGGTCTGTTTGAGTCGGAGGGCGTCGTTCTCGTAGCCGACGGTTGTGCGAAGTTCGCCCTTCAACGCGCGGAAGCGTTCGGTGAGGGTCGTTCGAAAGTCCTCGCGGAGTCCTTTCGTCGCGGTGGGTTCGTCGCGAGCGCTCATCTATCGCCCGCCCCGTCGTCTTCGCCACCATCCGGCAACGCGGGCTGGTCTGTCGCCGCGGATGCTGGCGGTGCGCCCGCGTTCTCGGCAGGGGCCATCGGCTCGATCGCGGTAGGTTCGGGATCGGTGAACTCCCCGTCCTCGACGTACGTCGTCCATTCCTCGGACCCGTAGCCGGGCACTGCCGTCTGGAGGTTCTTCGCGACTTTCGATCGGTTGAGTTGTACCTGTGAGGTCTCCTCGGCCGATTCTTCCGCGAGCGCCGGCCAGTCGATCTCGAAGTCGCCCCCCGCCGGAGCGGGGACCACCCTAAAGCGTACGAGCCGTTCGATAAGCTCGCGAACGATGAACGGGTTGTCGTACTGCTCGCGCCGCTCGGCGATCGCCCCGTAGAAGCTCTGGATGTCCTGCTTGCCCGCGATCTCGCCCGATTCGTTGCCGCGAAGGATCTTCTGTGGGATGCCTGACCGCGCCGACAGCGCTTCGATATTGGGGTCGACGATCGGCGCAGGATCGATGTCGGTCCCGCCGAGGTTCTGGATGTCCTCGGCTCCCTGCGTCCGGAGGACCGGTTCGAGGCCGTGATACCACCGTTTGAGGTTCTCGCGGAGGTCGTCGCCGCCGTCTTCGAGGTCGAAGTCTTGTGCGATGTTGATCGCGAGCCCCCACGCCGACGCACGGTAGGCGAGTTCGGCGGCCGACCCCAGTGTCTTTTCGATGTCTGTGAGCGTGTTCCACACGCCCTCCTGGCGAGGGCGGCCGCGTACCTCGTCGTCGAGCAACCCATCGCTCGGGACGTGGATCGCCCGCGAGTGATGGACCCTCATTTCACCCGGACTATCGTCCGTGACGTCGTGTGCCGCGTCGTCCTCGTCGGCGAGATCGAGCTTGTAGCGTTCGGGCTCGCCCCACCGCCCGCTCCCCGGATCGCCGGTTTCGAGGTCCTCGACGGATCGTTGTGAGAAGGCCCGGAGCCCCGCGAGTTCGAGCGAGTTCGCGGGGGTGACGGGCGTCTCGAATTCGCCGGGCGTCGTAGCATCGCTCAGTTCGAGCACGAGCACGCCGTACTCACCGATCCCCGCGAGCACGTCGACGCGCTTGCCGTAGTCCCACAGTTGCGATCCGAGGGTTGCTACTGCCCTCTCGAATTGGGTCTCGTCGTCGGTGTCGGCAGTGTCTGTGATCTCCGGCGGGTCGCGCCACGCCGTCGCGGCCGGCGCTTCGACGATCGGACCGCCGTATCGCGACCGCAGGAACGACGAGTAGTAGTCATCGATCGAGGGATTCTCGTCGTAGTTGAAGACCTCGTACGTGGAGGTGTCGCCGCGATGCTCGCCGAGGGCGTCCTGAAGCCGCCACCGGAGTTCCATGTCCTCCGACCGGCCGCTGTGGTCGTTGTCACTCATGAATTACCAGGTCCCCGTGCCGCTGTTGCCGTCGTCTTCGGTGTACCGATCGCCCATGATGCTGTATCTGGTAACATCTAAACAGTGGTCCTCGGCCCGCGAGGTCCCGACGCCTTCCTCTTTGTAGCTCTGGAACTCCTGGATCAGCTCAGTCAGCTCGTCGACGACGATCAACCCCGGTCGGCCCTCATCGTCGGTTTCGAGAACGGCCTGGACCTCTTGGATGCCCTCGTCGATGTCCTTGGTCGCCTTCTCGGCGGGGTAGCCAGCCTGTCGGAACTTGTCGATGTGCTCGGGGTCGTGGTCGCAGTAAATCGGCCCCGCGGGCTTGTCGTTGTCCCGTAGCCACGCAATGGCGTGCTCGACGGGCTTGCCCGCGACGTGATACATGTCCCACG